CGGATGCTTCGGGTACGTATAGCCTGCCCGCTGCGCGACGACGGCCATAAACAGTCCGCACCACGGGATACTGTCCGCGTTATAGCCGTCGCTGGCACGCAGGCCCGTTTCGTCCGCCCAGGCGAGTATCGTCGGGCTGTTAGCCGTACCTGCCCGCTCGACCGTGCCGACGAGCCGTCGCGCTTCGACGATCATGCGGGGAAGCGTGCCGATCGTGTCGAGCCAGTCCATATGTTGACCTTTCCGTCAATATCCGTTACTGACAATAACGTAACACAACGACAGGACTGCCGCCACATGACCGACCCCCGCAATACTGCCCGAGACGCCGCGATCCTGGACGTCGCGGGTCGCCTGGCGCTCGAGCATGGCTATCGGAACGTCACGCGCGACATGATCGCCGCGGCGGCCGGCGTCGCGTCCGGTACGGTCAGCAATTACGGCGGCTCGCGCTTCACGAACGGCGGCGTCCCGACCGGCTCGGCCATGGCCCGTATCCGAGAAGCCCTGATGCGTCGGGCCGTCGAGACGGGCGACCTGCCTATCGTCGCGCAGGGACTGGCGAACCGCGACCCTATCGCGCTCGACGCGCCCGAACAGCTGCGTATGGCGGCTATGGCAAGCGCGTGACTGACTCGTGGCAAAAGAACGCCAGCGGCGTTAAAGACGGCGCGGCCTGCTATCGAACCATCGGTGGCGTTCGCTGGCATTGGTACGCAGAAGACGCTGATATTTTCAAACGTGCAGGCGTGCGTCACCGGAAGGGACCGGGCGGCGAAGGTACGTTCGTGCATCCCGATGATGACGCAAAAGCCTCCGAAGCCGTCGGGTACTGACCGTGCTTGACGCTTGCCCGTAACGGGGAGTAGCAAAGCGGCGGGGCGACGCTTCCAACGTCAGTCCCCGCCCGACTTCAACGCTGTAAAGGAGCGTTCATGCCAGAACCTTTCATACCGTCCGAACCTCGCGCTTGCAACAATTGTAAGTTCTGGTCGAACGACGCCGCGATCGATATCGACGGCCCGACGTGCCGTAAGCGGTGCCCGCATCACACGCTGGGCTTCCCCGTCATCCAGGCGGACTGGTGGTGCGGCGAGCATAAGTATCGGACACCGGCTGCGTGAGCGGCTTCCATAGTCTGGCCGCCCGTGGCCTGTCCGTTTTTCCGATCATCCGACCGTCGAAACAACCCGCGCTTGACAGCTGGGCACCTCACCAGACCCGCCGGGCGACGCCTGAAGAACTGGCCGCGTGGGAGCCGTGCGGCTACAATACGGGCGTAGCGACCGGGATCGTATCGGGCTGTTTCGTGCTCGACCTGGACAATACGGACGCACTGCTCGACGCGATGCAGTTCGGCCTGCCGCAGACGTTCACGGTAAAGACGCCGCGCGGCTGGCACTATTATTTTCAGCATCCGGGCTTTCAGGTCCGTAATCGCGTCGGCCCAAAATGGACGGGCGGCATCGTCGGCTGGGATATCCGCGGCGATGGCGGATACGTTGTCGGTCCGGGTAGCCATTACGATCCGACGGCGGTCGAACTGGAAAAAGGGAAACTGCCGGGGGCCTATACGATCCAGACGGACGCGCCGATCGCCGCCGCGCCGGCGTGGCTGCTCGACCTGCTCCGCAAGAAAGTCCCGGTCGATACGCCCCTGGCCGCGTACCGCGTTGCGGAGACGACCAGCGCGTACGGCAAGCGGGCGATGCGGGCAGAGCTTAAAATCCTGTCCGAAGCGGCCGACGGTACGGTAAACGACCAGATTAACCTGTCCGTTTTTGCGGTCGCCCAGTTGGTCGCGGGCGGTGAGATTACCGAAACAGACGCACGCGAGGAAATCGAAGCGGCGCTCGTGACGCTTGGCGTCGCCGACGAAGAAAAAGCCCAGGGGACCGTGACGCGTGCCTGGTCGGCCGGTTTCGACCATCCTCGTGCCGCACCGCCCGTACCGTCCGCCGAAGATATCTACGGCTCGCGCGAGCCGCTTGTCCCCGGCGAAGCGCCCCCGCCGCCCCCGATTCGTAATCTCGCGCTGTCTGACGACGCTAAGGTCGACAAAGCATCGCACCTTGCGATTGAGTATTGGCTGACCGCTTCGGGCGCGTCGATCCGATATGACGAATTTGCCGGCGTCGTTCGCGTCAACGGCGAGGCCCTGACCGACCACGTGGAGCGGCAAATGTGGCTTAATCTCCGCGAAGTCACGTGGACGAAATTCCCGTGGGACCTGTTTGGCCACACCCTGCGCAATGTCGCCTGGATGAACCGCTATCATCCGCTCAAGCAGTATCTCGACGGCGTTCAGCAACGATGGGACGGCACGCCGCGAATCGATACGTGGCTTACCGATTATCTCGCCGTGCCGCTCGAGGAATACTCCCAGGCGGTAGGGGCGCTGTTCCTGACCGCGCTCGTGCGCCGTGTCCGCGAGCCTGGGGCGAAATTTGACGAAATGCTCGTGCTGGAAGGCCCGCAAGGCGTTGAGAAATCGTCAGCGCTACAAGCGCTCTGCCCCGACGAAAATTGGTTTACGGACGAAGTCGCGGTAGGCATGACGAGCAAGGAACTGCTTGAGATTACGGGCGGGAAATGGATCGTCGAGGCCCCTGAACTGAAAGGACTGGTCGGACGGGGCGTCGATCACGTCAAAGCTTTCCTCTCCCGTCGGCACGACAAGGCACGCATGGCGTTCGATCGCAACACGACGGAGCGTGGACGCGAATGGGTGGCGGCGGCCACGACCAACGATTCGCGCTACCTGGACGACCCGACGGGCAACCGTCGGATATGGCCTGTCGTGGTGCATTCGGTGCGCCTGGATGCTCTGCGTGCCGCTCGCGACCAGCTATGGGCGGAGGCGGCCATACGCGAGGCGTCGGGCGCTTCTATCCGCATGCCGCGGCATTTGTGGGCAGCGGCGAGCGAGGCCCAGGCCGAACGCGTGCTATTCAATTCGCTGAAGGAGGCGCTTGAAGAACTGCTCGGCGACATGACCGGGCGAGTACGTGGAAAGAACGTACTCGACGCTCTAGGTGTCACGATCGACAAGCAAGCGGCGCTGTCGCGGAGGTTCGGCGAGACGATGCAATCGCTTGGTTGGGAAAATAAGCCGGTTAAAATTGACGGTAAGCCCGTTCGTTTTTTCGTACGGGGAGATCCGGCCCGTTCCATAATTTCACTGGGGCGGGAATTAAAATACCAAGAGGCAGAACTACGCGTCGTGTAATTACTGAGCGCATTTCGAGGGTTTGAGGGGGCGGTGCGCTGTGATGGCGTAACCGCTTTTTTTCTGCGCCACGACAATGACTTAAGGTGGTGACGGTTACGGGGTAACGGGGTTACGGGGTATACGCGCAGACTCCCTGAACTGCTCTGGAGTACGTGCTTTATAATTACTGTAAATTATGTAATCCCATAGCTACGAAAAGCCTGATTCCTAGAGTTACTAACTATCTAGTAACCTAGTAACCTAGAGTCTTATAGTACTATAAGATACTGAAAAACCTAGCGAATTCCGAGTTACGTGGTCGGTTACGGGGTAGCCCTCTCGACAAGCGGCACGAACGTGGCGTATTACCCGTGACGATGAGCACGGACGCCAGCAGCCCCGACGACGGTCAGACTTCGCGCGCGAACGAACTGTCGCTGCACGACGAGCTTCTGGCCGACATGGTCGCTAACGGAACGACACTGATCGACGCGTGTCGCGACCTGGGGCTGTGCATGCGCGTCGTTTACCGCCGGCTCGAGAAGCCCGGCGCGTTCGCCGACGCCATGAACGAAGCGCGGCGGGTCGGCTACGACGTGATAGCGACGCGTACGCGGGCGATTATGCGCGGCGACCGCGCGGCCGGTTCGACTGGCGACCCGCGGCGCGATAAATGGATCGTCGAACAGGACATGAAGCTGCTCAGTAAATGGTCGCAGAAAACGTACGGCGAGAAACTGGAAGTCGAGACGCACAACCGCAACCTGGACGTCACGATCAGCGACGATCCGGTTGAGGCTGCGCGCCAGTACAGCGATTTTATGAAGGGCCGCTAAGGCGCGCTTGACACGCCCGTCAATAGTCGTATCGTCCGGTCAGTAACGACAGGAGCGAATCGACATGCAGCCTCGCATCACCCGCCCGTACGACCGTCCGGGCTCCCCGCCGCTCGTGCGTACCGAGCCGCCCCGCAGCGCCGCAAGCGGCCTGCTCTGGGCGTTTCCCGCCGCGCTGGTGCTGTGGGGCGTTATCTGGACGCTCGTGTCGTGACGGCGCTGCTCGCCGTCGGCGCGGCGCTGCTCGTAACGATCACCTGCTGCGCGCTGGCCGTGCTCTGGTCGTGCGAAGAGGACTGGCGGCCATGACGTGCCGGTCCGTCCGCAACCGTATCCCCGCAATGGGGCGCAGCGGGCCGATCCGTCACGGATGCGCCGAACATCGGCATATGCGGCAGGGCGACGAAATGGCCTGCGCGTGCGGCAAGCGCTGGCCGGTCGGGGAGGACCATCCGTAATGAGCGCCCCTTACGTCAAGTACCGCACGGACAAGACGCGTCAGGGTATGGACGATCTGGCCGAAGCCATGGCGAACGGCGCGCCGTCGATCAGCGCCGCCGCGCGCGAACTGCACCTGACGCAGAGCCGTGCCGACCAGCTTTGGCAGAAGATTCGCGCGGAGCTCGGATCGCAGGCGCAGTGATGCGCCCGCTCGACGATCGCGAATGGCTCGAACAGATACGCGTCGATATGCTCGGTCGGTCGCTGGCCGACTACGACCACGCTACGTCGCTGCTCGACACGCTCGACCAGTGCGAGCCGTGGCTTAACGGCGAAGCGATTGCCGCAGCGCAGGTACTGGCCGACGTCGATACCTGCACGAAATCCGCCGATATCCCAGGCGACGACCCGGCCGAACGTGTCGAGTGGTGCGTGGGCGAGCTAGAAGAAATGCGCGATCTGCTCGACTGCCAGAGCGTGGCGGGCGTGCAGCCGGCGGTTACGTCGCTCGCAGACCTGCGCGCCGATCTGCTCGTGCTGCTCGTCGACGCGGGCATTGCCGAACCCAACGTCATGCCGGACGACCCGATATCAATCCTGCGTATGTTCCTTCCCGTAGACTAGGAGACTGAGAGAATGCGAGGATTTATGCAACGGGACGGGACGGCTGCGGCGGTCGTCGGGTACGAAACGCTACCGAGCGGGCGAGAGTCCTGGGTGCAAGCCGCGTTTACCGACGACGAGCAGTGCCCCACGTGCGGCGCGGAAATGGACGACGGCGAGTGCGAGGAATGCGAGCGGGTCGCGCCGTTGGATTTCGATACGTAATGCGAGACGAGCAGAAAAGCGTCGAGCGGGTCGCGGCGATACGAGCCGGGCTGGCCGGGACTGATGACCTTTGGTATTACCGGGGCATGGCGGAAATGCGCGTCAAGGCGCTGACGGAAGACGGCGAAATGTTCGGATTGCTGCCTCATGAAGCGACGGAACTGGCCACGCTGAAAACGCTACTCGCTGCGTGACTGACGACCCGCCCGCCTGGGACTGGAAGCACCCCGACTACACGACGGTAATCCGCGCCCGAGCGGACCGTATCCGCCGCATGCGCGAACGGCCCGAAATCGTGCCGCAGCTGCGTCGCTATTACCGGGACAACCCTGCGCAGTTTATCACCGATTATGGCTGCACGTCCGACCCGCGCAATATCGACGTTGGACTGCCCGTCAATATTCCGTTTATCCTCTTCCCGCGTCAGGTCGAATGGGTCGAATGGGTGCTGGAGCGCTGGCGGAACCGGGAATTCGGCGTCAATCCGAAAAGCCGCGAACTGGGCGTATCGTGGCTGGCCGTATCGCTCGCTTCCACGCTTGCCTGCTTCTACGACGATATGGCGATCGGCTTCGGGTCGCGTAAGCTGGAACTGGTCGATAACGGCGCGGATCCAAAGTCGCTGTTCTGGAAGGTCCGTTCGTTCCTGGAAATGCTACCGGCCGAATTTAACGGCGGGTGGACGGCCAAGCGACACAGCACGGAAGGCATTATCCGCCTGCCCCATACCGGCGCGACGATCACCGGCGAGGGCGGCGACAATATCGGCCGCGGCGGCCGGACGACGCTCTATTTCGTCGACGAAGGCGCGTACATCGAACGGCCCGAACTGATCGACGCGTCCCTGTCCGCTACGACTAATTGCCGTATCGACGTGTCGTCGGCGCGCGGCATGGGCAATCCGTTCGCCGCGAAGGTTCATAGCTGGCCGGCGCACCGCGTCTTCCGTTTCCACTGGCGCGACGACCCGCGCAAGGACGACGCGTGGTACGAAAAACAGAAAGAAAATCTCGACCCCGTCACGCTCGCCCAGGAAGTCGATATGGACTTTGCGGCGTCCGTCACGGGCGTACTGATCGAATCGGCCTGGGTGCAGTCGGCGATCGGCGCCGCCCAGCGACTGGGAATTACCGTAACGGGCAGTCGCGACGGCGCGCTGGACGTGGCGGACGAAGGGGTCGACCTGAACGCGTTCGCGGCCAGCTACGGCATGGAATTGGCAGAACTGGAGGAGTGGAGTGGCAAAGGCGGCGACATATTTAGTACCGTGCAGCGGGCTTTCGCACTTGCTGACACCTACGGCCTACCGGGGTTCCGGTACGATGCCGACGGGCTCGGTGCGGGCGTACGCGGCGACTCGCGTGTTATCAACGAACAGCGCTCCATGCGCGGGCAGATTGACGGTGTGGCTGTTCGGCCGCTTGTCATAACGCCATTCCGGGGCAGCGGCGCGGTACTGCTGCCCGAGGCGCAGGACGTGAAGGGCCGCCAGAACCAGGATTTCTTCGCGAACCTGAAAGCCCAGTCGTGGTGGACGCTCCGCCGGCGGTTTATTGAAACGCACCGTGCGGTCAGCGGCGATACGTACGACCCGTCGTTGATACTGTCGATACGGCCCGATCTGCCGTTGCTGAGCAAGCTGACGATGGAATTGAGCCAGCCGACCTATTCGATTAACCTCACCGGGAAAATCGTGGTAGACAAGGCGCCGGACGGCATGCGGTCGCCCAACCTGGCCGACGCGGTCATGATTTTGATGGGGCGGCATAGACGGGCTATGGTAATCAGCGAAGAAGCGATGAGGGCGGCATAGATGGACAGTCACGCACGCATTTTTGACGTCGAAGGGTACGGGCAGACCCTCGTTTTCCTCGACGTTGATGACGACGGAGGGCTTCAAACCAAAATCCGCGTCTGGCTTGGCGAAACTGGACCGGCTGAAATTGTGCTGCGTCTCGCCTCCGGTGCGTCCGGATCAGCCGCTGTCATCTGGGACAACCCGCAGGAAAAGGCCATAGCCGAACTGACGGCGAACCGTTTGGGGGCCGTTCTCGCGATGGCCGGTATTCCGCGTGGCTAATCGCTTCCGTCAGTGGCTCCGCAACTGGCTGCTCGGCACGACCGCGCCGGCACCGGTCGCCCTGCCCGACCCGGCCGAACAGCCGCCGGGCATGTCGATCAGCTGGGCCGCCCAGATGGAAGCGCGCCGTACGAACCGGCCGGCGCCGCAGCCCGAGCAGATATTTGCCCGTCCCGTGCCGCCGCGTGGCGTACTGCCTGACGGCATGGCACTGGACAGTTGCGGCCTACCCGCCATGGCCGATATGTCCGCCTGGGCGTTGTCGGGCGTCTTCCACGAAGGGCTTGCCTTTCTCGGCTACGCGTATCTGGCCGAACTGGCGCAGCGGACCGAATACCGCCATATCTCGTCGCTCTGGGCCGAGCACGCCACGCGCAAGTGGATCAAAGTCACCGGCCCGGACGACGCGACGGCCAACGCCATCGCCGCCGAACTGGAACGGCTCGGTACGCGCGACATTTACCGCGAGGCGATCGAGCAGGACGGTCTGTTCGGCCGGTCGCAGATCTTCCTGGGCTTCGGTGACGAAGAACGGGACGCGGAGCTTGCCGTACCGCTGCGCGTCGTGCCCGGTAAAATCTCCAAGCAACGACCGCTCAAGACGCTCAAGACCGTCGAGCCGATGTGGTCGTACCCGGGCATTTACGGCACGACCAACCCGCTCGCGCAGGACTTCTACAAGCCGCGCCATTGGTTCGTCTACGGCAAGACGGTCGACGACACGCGCTTTCTGACGCTGGTCGGCCACGAAGTGCCGGACATGCTCAAGCCGTCCTATGCGTTCGGCGGCCTGTCGCGCACGCAGATGGCAAAGGCGTACGTCGATAACTGGCTGCATACGCGCGAATCGGTCAGCGACCTTATCAGTGCGTTTTCGCAGATGGTGCTTAAGACGGACATGGCGGCGGTGCTGACGGGGGGCGCCGGGGACTCGCTGTTCGCCCGGATCGATATGTTTAACCGCACGCGCAACAACCGCGGCACGATGGCAGTCGACAAAGACACGGAAGAACTCGAAAATATCGCCGTCCCGCTGTCCGGGCTCGACAAGCTGCAAGCCCAGTCGCAAGAGCAGATGGCCGCAGCGGCACGTATCCCTCTAAGCATCTACCTGCAGATCACGCCGCAGGGGCTGAACGCCTCGAGCGAGAACGAAATCCGGTCGTTCTACGCGGACGTGAAGGCGTATTGCGAAAAGACCGTACGCCCCGGCCTGCAGCGGCTGTTCGATATCGTGCAGTTGTCCCTGTTCGACGCGGCCGACCCGGCGTACAAATTCGAGTTCGTGCCGCTCTGGGAGGCGACCGACAAGGAAGTCGCCGAAACGGACAAGCTGGAAGCTGAGACCGACGCGTCGCTGATTGCGTCCGGTGTGGTCAGTAACGAGGAAGTCCGCGAGCGCATGGTAAACGACGAGGGCGGGCGGTATCACGGCCTGACCGGACCGGCGCCGGAACTGCCCGATGATGATACGGAGGATACGACCAGTGCTGACTAATACCGTCCTGCAACTGCTCGCCATCGCCATCGTGACGTGGCTGTGTCTGCTCCTGCCGACCCGTCCCGAGACGCGGACCGCAATCGTCGTGATCGCGCTACTGTTCGCCCTGGTCGTCTGTCTGCGCTTCGCGTTTCCGGGCGCGCTGGGGGATTTGTAATGGCACAGATTTTCGTCGCCGCAACGCCCACGTCAAACAGGCGGGCTGACCGTTCGGGGAAGCATACGTATCTAGCGGGATGCTTCGATAAAGGCGGCAAGTTCCGGCAATTCCTACCTGACAATTATGCGTGGTACGCAACTGCCCGTCAGTACACCGTTGGGTAAATACCAGACCGCTAACGTACGGGTATCGGCGTTCGGCCAGCGATTGCGCGCATCCGGCGCGAGCGGAACGCTTACCGCGATCCGCCCGTCCGCCGCGATCCGCATCGCGTACGATCGTAAACTCGCCGCACTGGTCGACGCGCTCGCGGCGGACATATCACGCGTGCTGCTCGCCGCGTACCGCGCCGACCCGCCGACGTCCGTCGTGCTGTACGGTCAGGACGCCTCGCCGCTGAAGATACTGCAAGCCGCGATGCGTGGTCTTACGCGCGACTGGCTCGCCCGCTTCAACGAACTCGGCCCGAAACTGGCCGAACGGTTCGCCAGCGACGTGCGCGACCGGAACGACCGGGCGATCGCCGCGGATCTGCGCAAGGCGCGCTTTACCGTCCGATTTAAAATGACCGTCGCCATGCGCGAGGCGTACGGCGCGGTGCTGTCCGAAAACGTGGCGCTAATCTCGTCGCTGCCTGCCGAGCACCTGGCCGCCGTCGAACAACTGGTAATGCGGTCCGTAGCGGCCGGCCGCGACCTGGGCACGCTCGCGAAGGGACTGGAGAAACGGCACGGGATTACCCGCCGACGGGCCGCGCGGATCGCTCTGGCGCAAAATAACAGTGCGACGGCGGTACTGGCCCGCACACGTTATCTCGAAATGGGGCTGACCCGGGCGATCTGGCTGCACAGTGCTGGCGGGCAAACCCCCCGACCAACACACGTGGCGTTTTCGGGTAAGACGTTCGATCTGCGCGAAGGCGTCGTGCTCGAGCCGGACGAAGGGATCGTATGGCCCGGCACGGCGATAAACTGCCGCTGCGTGATGAAACCGGCGATCGAAGGTATTGACTATTGACGAGACGGTCAGTACGACCGGGTTTTTCAGGAGTCTGCGAAATGACGACCACTGAACAGCGGGCGAGAGAAGTGCTGGCGGCGAAGGTCGGGAGGCTGAAAGCGCTGTCGAGCAAGGCGACTGACGGCGCGTGGCTGCACTACGACAAGATTTTCCGGAAGAAATTCGGGAATGGCCGGGTCACAGAAATTCAGCGCTACGGCGACGGGAAGGCTATCGTTAACTGGGGCGGGTTTGACGGCCTCCCCGACGTGACCGCGCGCAAGAAGAACCATAACGCCCGCTTCATCGTGGAACTGGTCAACTTCTTCCGCAAGCACGCCGACGAGTTGTCGCTCGCCTTCGCCTCACCCCCTACGACCGGGGGCGACGTGACGCAGGGGGAAGAGGCCGATCGGATCGCAGCGGCTGAATACGTGTCCAAGGCTTTCGGTGAGCAGTACCGCCACTCGGTGCTAAACGAGGGCAGGTGGCCCGACCTCGTCCAAGCTTTCCGCCGCCACCGCCTCGCCGCCCTTCCCACCGCCCAGGCTGCGGAGGGTCCCACCACCGACCCGGTGTCGCGGGAGGCGGCTGCGATCGAAACTGCCGCTATCCAGCTATGGCACCGTTTTGGGTCGCCCGATCAATTGGAATGGGAGGATGAGCCTCACAAGGCGGAATACCGCTTAGCTGCTGAGGATATTCTCCGCGCCCTTCCCACCGCCCAGGCCGTGGAGGGGTCATTCCAAGATCGCGTCCAGCCGTGGCCGATGGCATGCCTCGGCGAAATGATCGCGGGCGACAGGGAAGAGCGCAATCACCGATTTCTGGAAGAGGGGCTTGAGCTCGTCCAGTCCTGCGGCTGCACGGCCAGCGAGGCACATCAGCTTGTCGATTACGTGTTCGGCCGCGAGGTCGGCGAACCGGCCCAAGAGGTGGGTGGCGTCATGGTCACGCTCGCCGCTCTCTGCCTCGCCAATGGCCTCGACATGCACGCGAATGGCGAAACGGAACTCGCGCGCATCTGGACGAAGGTCGAGACGATCCGGGCAAAGCAAGCCGCCAAGCCGAAGCATTCGCCGTTGCCAGCTCACCCCACCACCGACCCGGTGTCGCGGGAGGCGGCTAATCCGCCCCTGCTCGGTGAGCAGGATATCGCGGAAATCGTGGCCAACTATCAGATCGGCGTCGGCTTAGACTTCGAAGCTGCTTGGGAAGACGCGTACGGTATCGCCCAAGCAATCCTCCGCGCCCTCGGCAATAGCGCCTAGACCGCCCCGCCCGTCTCGCGCTATACGTGGCGTTCCGTAGCTAGGGGGTCCGTATGCCGTCGTCGTCGCTGGTCGATCTGGTCAAAGTCGTAACGTCTACTGTCGGCACCGGGTCGTCGCTGGTATTCGGCGCGGCGGTTCCGAGCTTCCGCAGCGGTGCGGTCCTGACCGATGGCGCGACGTACAGCTACGCGATTCAGCAGGGCAGCGACTGGGAGTATGGCCGCGGCGTCTGGACGGCCGGCACGAGCCGCCTGTCCCGCGTACCGATCCGCTCGAGTAACAACGACACGCCTATCGCGCTGCTCGCCGGCGCGGAGGTAGCTATCGTGCTGCTCGCGGAGGATATCGACGATCGGGTAGGGATTCCAGCCGAGTTGGCGATTGGTAGCGTGACGAGCGGCCCGACGCCCAGCGTTACGATCAGCGGTACGTCGCCTAACTACGTGCTGGACTTCGTGCTTGAGCCCGGACCGGAGGGCGACATTACGCCCGCCCTCACCGCTCTTGCCGCTGGCGTGCAGACAAACGCGACGCAGGTCGCGGCCGACCGCGTACAGACCGGGCAGGATCGTGTCGCTACGGGGCAGGACCGCGTCGCTACGGCAGCGGATCGCGTACAGACCGGGCAGGACCGTGCGGTAACGAATACGAACGCGAACAATACCGCGGCGGATCGTGTCGCTACGGCAGCGGATCGCGTGCAAACCGGGCTCGACCGGGTCGCTACGGCAGCGGATCGCGTGCAGACCGGACAGGACAAGCTGGCGGCGGGGTATAGCGCGGCGGAAGCGGCCCAGTCTGAAGATAACGCGGCACAATCGGCCGTGCAGGCGGCGCAGGCTGCGCATGACGTCGCGCCTAATTCCCTGTCGATCGGCACGGTTACGAAGATCGCGGCGGGCGGAACGCCTACCGCCAGCGTCACGGGCGTTCCGCCCAATCAGACGTTGAGCCTTGGCCTCGTGACGGGCGATATTGGCCTGCCCGGTCCGTCCGGTCCATCCGGTGCGATAGGCCTTCCCGCTGCTTCGGGGCTGTCAAACACGTTCGCCAGTACCGCAGCAACTTACGTTCCGCAGGGCGCGACGGCCTTCGCGCTAACCCCCGGTTCGGGCGGAACGAACGCTACGAACGTCGCGGCCACGTTCGCCGGCGGCAATTTTACAGGCAACCCGACAATCCTTTTCGATATCGTCGGCGGCGCGGTGCAGAATGTGCGGGTCATCGATCCGGGCGTCTACATCGGCGCGTCAGCCTCGGTTCCGACGGTAACGCTACCCGGCTCGGCTGGCGGTGCCGCGCTCGTGCTGACGGCCGGTCCGTTGATTGGCAACGGGTCAGGCTACTGGGCTGAATCGGCGGACCGCCTCCAGCTTAACCGCTACGTGAATACGGCGGGCGCTCCGGTGCTCGATTCGAATGTCGCGCCGATCTTCCAGCCAGCAGGGCCGAAGGACGTAACGCTCGGTTTCGCGACGCCCCTTCTCGCCGGTAACGTCGCCTGGGCTGCAAACTCCACGATCTGGGCATTCACCAGCCCGAACGCCAGCACGCTCAAGTCGATCGCGACGCAGGTCAACGCGGTCAATTCGGGCGCCCTCAACGTCGTCATCGCAACCGGGACGCTCAACCCGACCGGCACGAGCTCCCTTACGTTCGTCGCGTCCTATCCGCTTACGACTATTACCGCGACCGGTATCAATACGTGGGAAGTCGGCACAGGATGGACGGGGACGATCGCCATTCCCGCCGGCGGTCACGTGCTGTTCAGCGCGCCGTCCGGCGGGGCTGACCTTCAGCAGCAGACCGGGCTGACCGGTTTTACCCGATTCACGAGCGCTACGCCGTTTACCGGCGGGACGGCGACGTTCACGGCCTTCGCGAATACTGCTATCCGAGCGCGGGGCGTAGTCACGGAAACCGTACTGCAAGTGCCGCGCGCCGGCCTTGCCGATGCAACGACGGTCGCGACGGCGGCGTCCACCTCCCCCGCTGCGGTCCGCGTCCTTAACCCGAGCGTATCGACACCTTATGGCTCTACGTTGACGGAAAGCGGCACGATCAGCCCGTTTATCGCTAACCAGATCGCAACAATTGCCACTGTCACGGCCAACGGCGTTCTAGAAACGCTGACGATCGATGTCCTGACGGCGAATAGCGGCGTACTAAACATGGTCGTGCTGAACGGCACGCTGCCTGTCGTTGAGAAGGTCAGCACGACGGCCCTGACCGTTGCGGCTGGGCGTAATGTTTTCACGTCGGCAAATTTTGGCACTGTCAATCTTACCGCCGGTCAGACGGTCGCGCTCTTGTCGCCCACGGGTGGTCCGCTGCTCGCTCAGTTCGTCAAGCTCGACGGGAGTTTTTACTACCAAGGCGCGGCAAACCTTGCGAGCGGCGCGGGTACGCTAACTATCGTTCCGAATTTCCAGATCCGCGGGCAGATTACGGTCGCAACGCCCGCCCTGGTAATGCAGAAACAGAACCTCGGGAGCGAACTGCGTGGACTGTCCGACCTCGCGACGCCCGATAAGCCGATGGGCTGGGCAATATTTATGACGGCCGGGCAATCGAACATGCAGGGCGCTAACCCGCAGATCAACCCGGAGACGATTCCGGCGGGCTATGCGTACCAGTGGTATAATGGCGCGATGACGCCCGTTACGGCCGACCCGATTGGTAACGCCGTGGTCAGTTCCATTCTTCCGTCTTTCGTTAATCGATACATTGCGATGGGCTACGAGGGAGTCATCCTCGTACCGTCGGCGTTGGGCAGTTCCGGGCTCGCCGTTAGCGGCTCAACGGGTAACTGGTCGTCAACCGGGGCGTTACGTGGGACCGCGATTACGAACCTCAACGCAGCCAAGGCAGCGGCGGCGCTGACCGCTTCGTTCACAGCTTCGATTGCCGGTACGACGATGACCGTTACAGCGGTCGGTTCCGGCACGATCTGCCCGGGACACCTGATTTCGGGTACGGCAGTCATGCCGGGGACGCGTATCGTTGCGCAGCTTACTGGGACGGCCGGGAGTACGGGAACCTATCAGGTCGACTATTCGCGGACTGTTCCGTCTACCACGATCACGCAGGCCCCTATGGCGTTCCGCGTCGCCGGCATCCTGTGGTCGCAGGGGGAAACCGACGCCGATACGATCGATGCGGGCGGAAACGCCCTGACGGGTGGCCCGATGACCGGCGCGAAGTACGAAACGGAATTCGGCCTGCTCAACACGTATTTTCAGGCGCAGGCAGGCGCCGGCATTCCGATCATTATGTCCCGCACCGGCTACAAGTCGACCGGCGACACGGCGGGGTACCAGGCGATTCGTACCGCGCAGGAAAATATCGTGCGGGCCAATCCTAACGTTTTCATGGGATACACTGGCGCGATCACCTGGACCGCCCGAAGCGAAATCCAGTCGACGTATCACGGCACGACTCTGGCGTACGCGGAAATGGGCAAGACGATGGCCGTATGCGCGGCGTACAAGTGCGCTGGTCGTGTCTGAAATTATCGGTTAACCTCGCCTGCCCCACAACCGGAGTATGACCCGATGACTCATTGCACTGACCTTGCCGCGCAGATCGCGGCGGAAACCGACCCGGCGCGCAAGGCCGAACTGCAGGCGCAGTACGAGCGCGAGTGCCCGAGCGGCCAGCCCGACGGCGATAGCGGTAATAACTCGCCGCCCCCGCCGCACCCGTAACGTGACGCTGTTCCTGGCATCGCTGCTCGCTCTTTGCGCGGCCTCGTGGCTGCTTGGGAACGAGCGCATGCTGGGAACAGCGATCGTTCTGCTCGCGAACTGGGCGATCAATACGGCCACGACTCAAATATTGCTCGTTCCTTCCGACCCGTACGCCTATCCGTGGGCGTGGTATCTTGCGACTGATTATCTCTCCGGTTTCGTCCTAGTTGCGCTCGCGGGTCGCCCTGCAATGTGGCAAGTAGTCGTCACGGTCCTTTACGCTTTCGAGTGCGTCGCGCACGGAGCGTTCGGCCTGACGAGCAGAACGGCATGGACCGAATATTACTATTGGCACGTACTGAGCAAGACCGCTTGGCTGCAGGTCGCCGTCGTCGGCGGCTGGGCGCTTTGTGAGCTTGCTGGGCGTCGGAGCGGGACTGCTCGCGGCGTATCATCTTCTATCGCTGGCGTGGACCGCGATAGCTCGGCGCATCCAGAACCGTGACGTTCGGTGAAGCAGCCGTAGCGGTAAAGTCCACGACTGGCGCGCTGACCGCTGCCGGCGTCTGGACAGGCGTGATTATCGCCTCGCTCGCCCTGCTCGGCTATATCGTCAAGGTCGCTCCATCGTGGCGCAAGATAGGTGTCGAAGAGCGGCAGGACGACCTTGACCGCCTGACGGGCCGTATCGACAAGCTGGAAACCGCCGTGAAGGAAGCCGAGACGCACGCCGCACGAGCAAACGAGCAGGCCCATAACGCCGAAATGTCGATGGTTACGCTGGTCGCGGCGTTGCAGCTGGTCATGGGCGAAGTCGAAAAGCTCGACCCGGGCAACAAAGTGCTGATACAAGCGCGGGAAATGGTAGCGGCGGCACGAACGGGCGATTTCGGAATGAACCAGGCGATTAACCGACTATCGATGCTCAACGGCGTGGGGGAACGGTAATGAGCGAGGATATTCGAGCAATCGGCCTGAACGCCGACGGCACGTACGACGGGACGAAAGTTCTGTCGGCGCTGAGCGGCGGCAAGCTCTCCCCGATCGATGTCAAATCGATTTTCGAGGAAGTGAAAGCTAATATCGCGGCGTGGGATAGCTGCCCGGCGCCGCATCACGTTATTGAACAGATCGGCGACACGCATCCGATGAAATTTCGATGCGTCCACTGCGGCGGGACAAAAGGCACGGAAGTCGTCCAGTATATTAAGGGCTTCGAAGCGAACGGCGGCGATGGCTCGGCGATCTGGTCGGAGTGGGGCAAGTGATTCTACTCGCCATGGACCGCGCGCCGTCCGTTCGCCGCTTCGACGCGCAGGGCTTCCTGCACGTCGATACGAGCGCGATCAGCAAGGAACAGATCCGCCCGTACTATGGTCGTGAGATTCCCGGCTGGCAGTCGCTTGGGCTGGACGCCTCGCGCGTCTACCGCCTGTACTGCCCGGCCGAAGAACTCGCCGCGGCGGCCGAGACGTTCAATAACCTCCCGCTCCTGTCCGAGCACGTACCGGTCGACGCGGACAATATTCCCGATCACCTGATTATCGGCTCGACCGGCTCGCACTGCGCCATGGACGGCGCGTACCTTGCGAATAGTCTGGTCGTGTGGAAGCGGCCGGCGATCGACGGCGTGCTGTCCAACCGCAAGCGGCAAATCTCTTCCGGCTATCGCTACACGCCTGTCATGACGCCCGGAAATTTTCAGGGTATGCAGTATGACGGAATTATGCGAAACGTAATTGGCAATCATGTAATTCTGTGCGTCGAAGGGCGCGCGGGTCCGGACGTTACCGTTGGGGATGAAATTATGAAACTCAAGTCGCGTACGGCACTGATGATCGGCGGGGCGCTTGCCGCATCGATCCGACCGCTGCTCGCCGCAGATGCCCGCGTCGATATCACGGACGCGCTCGGCAATGTGACCGCCGCCGGCATGGCCGATACGACGCTCGGCATGGACACGCAGATCGCGGATGCCGTGCTGGCTCTCGTGACGCCGCACCTCGCCGCCGACCAGGCGCTGACCGCCGACGATATCCGCGCGACGATCGCCACCGTTCCGGTGCTGGCCGCCGACGACGAGATTGCCGACGCCGCACCGGTCGTTCCGCCCGCCGTCACACCTCCCGCCCCGCGCGCGCCGACGGTCGTACAGCCGCCCGTTACCGGTCTGGACAGCGCCGCCGTGCAGGTCATGGTCGACAAGGCCCGCAACGACGCGCTGACCGAAGCGACCGCCATCCGGCAGGCCGAGCGCGACGTATTTCCCGACGTGGGCGAAGTCCCTGCGATGGACAGCGCGTCGGCCTATTACAAGCTGGCGCTCGACGCGCGTAAGGTCGATCTGACCGGCGTCGATCCGTCGCTGTACGGCTCGCTCTACCGCGCGCTGCCCGCCGCGACCGAGGCGAAGCGCATCGCGCAGGACGCCAAGCCGTCCACCGGGCTGCTCGCCAAGCTCAACCCGAACGCTACGGCGAACCTGGTCCTTTAAGGGGGTTACGACAATGCCATTTCAGACCAGCGTAAACGCCAATCCGGCACCCGGCCTCGAGGGCGGATGGGCGAGCGGCAATCCCCGTTTCTCCCTGCTCACGCCCGGCAACGGCGACCCGGCGCTGCAGACGTACGCCGCATGGACCGCCGGCCCGTCCGGCGTGATCGTCGGCCGTTTCGGCTGGGCGAACACCGCGACCGGTGTCGTCACGTCGGCGCATCCGGGCGTTTCGACCGTCCGTAACGGCTTCGTCCATCGCTATCACCCGGTCGTCATTACGACCTGGCTCGGCGAAACGTCGATGCTCCTGACCGCCGGTCTGGAAGTCGACATTATGGACAGCTGCGACGTCTGGGCGAAATTCGCCGCGGGCGCCACGGTCGGCCAGAAAGTCTTCCAGTCCTACGCGGACAGTTCGGCCATCGCCGGTA